CAGCAGCTTTGAACTCATCAGCATCGAGAGCAACAGCAGTGCCATCTGAATCTGTGTAGGCTGCGTGGCCTACTGACAGAGTAGTAGATGATCCCAGTGCGTCATGCGCCAATGAACCTGACAAGATCCGTGCGCCGTTTGGCAGAATGAACATCTCAATGACATCGCCAGATGCCAGTGATGATGCTTCATACACGCCATGTGCTACACGGATACGACCGCCAAGCTCATTTGCCTTGTTCATAACCACAGGGTTTGCACGAGCATTCGTGCGCTGTGTTGAGTAAACAGTAGCCATAATTCAGTCTCCTTTACTCTGAACAAGCGATCTCAACTACCATTTCTTCTTCCATGCGTGTCGCAGAGAAAGATGAACAGTAGTAGACCTGGGTTGCGTAGGACTTGTCGGCGCGTTCTTCAATGCGGCTAGTCGGCTCTTTACCTACAGCCAATTTGCAACCAGATTGCGCCCAGGCAATAACCTGGCGGTCGCTATTGGAATCGGTACTTAGACGATTAGTTACGATGAAGGTGAAGCCGACAAATTCGTTGATCGAGCCAGTTGATAAAGCACGAACCGTGTTGAAATCTGCGCTGGTGACTGTTGTGTTGTTCAACAGATCTGAAATCTGTTTTGGCGACACAGCAATGTACCGGCGAATAGATGGATCAACAGACTTTTCGTCTAGCTTTTGCTTTGCCTCGACCAACTTAGCAATGGTCAAACCTGCAGAGCCATGAGCGATTTTTTGCGCTGCTGGCAGGGCTACAGATGTTGAACCAGTCTTGCCAGTGTTGGCTGAACCGATCAAAGCTGAAATGATCTCATCGTCCATCGCACGACCAATGGCAGCAGCCGCAGCCCGAGCGTAGGTTGATGTAGGATCAATCAACATACGGATTTTGTCCTGATCATCGATCAGATCAGCGTATTCAAAATCCTTAAGGGAAACCTGACGCCGTGCATGGGGTGTTTCCATGAGCGGTGTATCGGAATTTCTCGTAGTCTTTTGAACAGCCGCTGCCTGACCTACCTGGTCAAAAAACGCCTTTTCGCCATTGATGGTTTCAACATCAACAGCACTCCGCAGCAATGAACCCATTTGCTGCGAGAGCATAGTGACATTCGCTGAAAACTGATTCACGAATGCGGTGGTGATTTGTGAAGACATCACAATCTCCTTCTCACATGGTTGATAGGGTAAATTGCGTCTGGTTGTCCCTTTCGGGGCCGTGACTGCTAGTTACGCCAGCTAATCGACCTGGCTTACAGGCATGCGGAAGGGGCCGTTAGGCTTGTCCTTCGGGGAAAATAATCTCATTCAACTCCAGGACACGCTGCACAGATGCTGCATGCTCTGGATGTTGATTATCCCAGTATGGCGTCCCAGGAGCAGTCAAAGATGATCTCTCTGCCTGCGCCTCTTTGGGCGTCATCTCGAATGTCGTGGCGGCACCGGCCAGGGTATCTTCGCCCAGCTTGTCGGCTATATCCGCAAACAACTTAATCATCGTTGGGTGATCGCCTAATGCACGGCCATCACTCAATCTTATTTCATCCATGAGCGGTACATAGGCATTGCCCTTTTCGTCACGCTCATAAGGCAAACCAAGCGAAATCAAAGCTGTTGTCGCTCGGCCAATCTTCTCATCAAGAGCTGGCCCCCACTCACGCTGCAACTCTGCATAGCCTTCGTTGATGGCTTGCTCGGTGTTTTGCTCAAACTGAGCAAACATTCCCTGATCTCTGCCATCCATGAAGCCAAGCATCGCCTCAGCTTGTTGTGGTCTTAAACCAGCTTTGTGTGCAGCCTCAGCAAAAGAAGAAATTTCTGCAGCTTCTAGGTTTTGCACACCGTCAAACTGATAATCTGTAGCACTGTCGGGCCTGCCGAGCTTGCTATAAATCGTATTCCATTCGTCATCTGTCGCACTTTTGCCAGGTAATGGCAGCTTTTCAGCACCGATCATCCGCTGGGCATGCACAAAAGATTTTGCTAATGACCCTGCGTCAGTAAAGTTTTTCAGTGATGGCTCGCCTCGTAAATCCTCTGGCAAACTGTCGATAAAGCTAACCGGTGCTTGCTCGACTGCCTGTGCTTCGGGTTGAGATCCGCTGTCTTCCATTGGGGTTGTCTCGTCCATTTAGTCCTCGATTTGTTGTTGGCGTGCCTTTCTTTCTTCCATCATGTTGTCGATCATCAGCACCACACTGCGTTGTCCTTCAAGAAAGGCACTATAATGTGGATCACCTCGCTCAAATGTGGTCACTGACAGATGAAACCGTTTTTTCAAATCATGCAGCACGACTGTACCTTCGGGCGTGTTGAACACCTGGCGGTAAGCCGCGATCAATTCCTCGACTGGATTTTCCATAATTATCCTGATGTAGCTTTGATGTATGGGGCGACCTTGTTAGCCACCTCTGCTTCTTGCAGCTCTTGTTGCATTTCTGCTTGCTGCGCCTGGGCAATCATCTGCTGACGCCGCAACAAGGCCACTTGTTCGTCTGACCGGATGATCTCGGCTGGCATGCCCATCACATCGATCAAATAATTAACCAGGCGATCACTGTCGATGTAGTCAAGCACCGGCGCAATCTGTGACATCTGTGACAGCACCTCAATGCCGCGCATGGTGTTCTGCAGCTCGCTTTGCTTCTGCGCCTTAGCCAGTGGGCTGATCATCTCAATATCGATTTCCATGCCCTGCAATTCTTCTGGCGGTGCCATGAACGCACCCTGCCGGAACATAATACCGAAACACCGGTCTATAAGAGGCTTCAGCAGTTCTTCCTGCAATCTGCCCAGGACAGGGCCAAGAAGCCTTAAACGCTGCTCCTGGCGGCTTAGAACCTCTGTAGCGGTCATCTGTGGGCTGCTATCTAGGATGAGCTGGTCAACATAGAACGCCTGGCGTATAGCAGCTCGGCGTTGTTCTTCCATGTTTAGGCCCAGAGAGTTATTTGCACCGATCTGCATGGGCTCCATGCGATCCCTGGTGCCTGAGCGGTAAAAATTCAAGCTGCCTGGCGTTGTGCGTACAGGCAGCAAAAACCCATCATCCGGCACCATCAACGGCGGATCGAGCTGCTTCTGTGCTGCCCGAATCGTGATCTCCGACATTTTGTTGATCATTTTGGTGTCGCTCAGGCAATTCATAGCTGGCGACCGGCCCCAGGTGCTTTCGCTGTCCTTGTTGAAGCGCACAACCAAGAGCGGCATTTCGTCAAAGCCGCCCTCGCGTATCTTCATTTTCGTTTCTTCACAATAATACACAGAGCCTACTGGCTTTTGAATTTGTGAAAACAAATCTGACTTTACGCCATCCTTGGGGAATACAGCGTGGATCAGCGTGTGTTCTTCGTATGGGTTTTCTTTTAAATTCTTTGCAATTTTCTGTGGCAGGTTTTCTTCGCCAAACTCAGCAGCAATCGCCCTGGCTGTCATGCTAAACTTACGATACACCGTATCGACACGCCCCTGGGCATCCTCAGATATGTAAATCTCAGCAATGTGGCGGCAGCTAAAGCGCATGCCCCCATCAGCATCCTGCTCGATATACATGCAGGCGGTGCCAAAAACCACCAGGTCGTAGTACAGCTCATGTATTTCTTGCTGAAAGTTAGACCGGTTGAAGGCCATATACATTTGCTTTTGCGCGTCTTCGAGCCATTCCATTGACGCATCGCTGTCCTGGAGCTGACGCTGCCGGTATCCCAGGCCAAACCATGGCACACTCGGGCTGGTCAGGAACCCATGAAGGCTTGCAGCCAACAGCTCTACAGCATGCAGCGCAGTGCCATCGAAAATTAATTCTGTACGCTTATCGCCTTCCGACCGCTTTTTTGTGATGTCAGCGCGGCGAGGCAGCATATAATCAGCAAGCTGTTGCCAGTGGCTCTCCCAGTTTTTGCGCTGATCAGACAGCGTTTTATAACGCCGATCCAGCGCGGCAATATCTGGTGCGATTTTAGCCATAGGTCTTACCACCGTTCATAATTGATCTCATTGGCTTGATGCCTGCCATAGCGCGGCCCTGCGTCTTGCCTGACACCTTTTGCATAAGCTGTTCGAGCGGATTGGTCGTTTCATTCATTTTTTGAAACATCGGCTGCGGAGCGTTGCCGCCCATCAGCCCAGCCATGTTCTGTGGCTTTTTGTTGCCTAGCATCATGTCAGTAGTCCGGTAGCTAACAGGCTGCGTCTGCGTGTACGCGCCTTGGTCAACAGCCCTTGAGGTGTTGTATTGATTTGTTCAGTCTGGCCCATTTTCTTTTTGGCTTCGTCAGCTAGGTCGCCTTCGCCCAGCTCGCCCTCTGTTGGAGCATCTGGCAAAACTTGGTTTACGCCATCCTGTTTGTTTGGATCTATATTGCCACCGCCATATTCTTTGACGATATTCTCTTCAATTTTATCGTTACTATCACCTGGCGTTTGCTGCTCAACTAGGTTCTGAAATTTACCTTTGTACCCGACCTTTTGTTTGCCGGTGTATACATTCATGCCTAGAGCATTCTTGGTCACATTTCCCAGGTATTCGCCATCGTCATCAAATATAGCATCGACTAATTTTTTGCCTTTAAGCTGATCTTCCATCAGGCTTCTCATTAGCTTATTGCCAACATTAGCAAGAATGCCACCAGGTATCAGAGCGTTTACACTAGGCTGTTTTTTCTTACCGGCAATAATGTCTAATGCTTTAGATATCCTGTCCTGCCTGGCCTTCTCAGCCTGGTTCTCGAGACTAGCCTGGCTCTGACCTATGCCTTTGTTTGCGGCTGCCTTGTCGAAATTTTTGTTGCTAAAATTGCCAGCATCCTTGCTATCGCCGCCGCCAAACTCGCCTTTGCTGCCACCGCTGCTGGCGCGGTCGAAATCCCTGCCAGTTTTATCTGCTCCACGATTGCCATCGTCAGGGATAAATGTCGGAATGCCGCCCACACCAGGCTCACCGCTGCCGCCATGCTTACGCATCAGCGACATCTCTTTCTTTGTCACATAAGCAAGTTCGTGCGGTACGCCCTTGTAATTGACCTTTCTAGGTACAGATACCTTCTTGTTCATCAAATACTCCTAACTTGCTACAG